TATTTTATAAATATTAATGAAATATGATGAATGTGATGAAAAACTATATAATCGGATTAAATAACACACAAAGGAGAAAACTATGGCTTTTCAAGTTAGTCCCGGCGTATTAGTCCAAGAGAAAGATTTAACAACTATAATTCCAAATGTATCTACATCAATTGGCGGTATTGTTATAGTGGCTGATAAAGGCCCCTGTGACACCATCGTAACAGTTTCGACCGAAGCTGAATTGGTAGATAATTTTGGTAAGCCAAATAGTTCTAACTCTGCATCTTGGTGGACAGCCGCAAACTTTTTAAAATATTCAGGCACACTGAAAGTAGTTCGTGCAATTGATGAAACCGCAGCACTCAATGCATCGGGAACAGCGGGTATATTAATTAAGAATGATGATATTTGGGAAAATACTACATTAACCGCAGTTGGTGATTTTGCGGCAAAAACCCCCGGAGTATGGGGAAACAACCTTAAAGTAGATGTATGTCCTTCGGCAGGAGCATTTTCTGGATGGGCACATGAGGGTTTATTTGATATAAAACCGGGTTCAACAGATTATGCTAGTGATCTTGGCGGGGCTGATGATGAGGTTTATATAGTCGTTTCTGATGAAGATGGTGACATCACTGGTGTTGCTGGAACTGTATTAGAAACATTCATTGCTTCAAAATCTTATGATGTTAAGTCTGTTACTGGCGAAGGCATGTATTATAAAGATGTTCTATTCCGTTCATCTAGATATATTTACTGGATGGATCATCCTACAGCAACAAGCGGAACTGCTTGGGGTTCAGCTGTTACTGGTGCTGCATATCTTAGTACAGAAGCAGCTTACTCATTATCATTAGCTAATGGTGTGGATGGAAGTGTTACTACTGGTGATAGATCTGAAGCATTAGACGAATTTAATGATGCTGATACAGTTGATCTTAATTTATTAATATCGGGTGATGCAGATTTGGTATTTGCTAAAGATTGTCTTGATGTTGCAGCAACTCGTAAAGATTGCCTAGCATTTATTTCTCCATTAATATCTGATGTTGTTGGAGTTTCTAACTCTGCAACACAAACAACTAATGTGACTGATTATTTCAATAATGTCTCAACTGGATTTAATTCATCTAGTTATTCTGTATTTGATTCTGGTTGGAAATATATGTATGACACATATAATGATAATTATATATGGGTACCATTAAACGGTGATATTGCTGGAACTTGTGCTAGTACAGATGATGCAGCAGATCCTTGGTTCTCTCCTGCAGGAATGAGTCGCGGTAATATTAAAGGTTCTATTAAGTTAGCCTTTAATCCAACTAAGACTCAAAGAGATACTTTATATAAAGGTCGTATCAATCCAGTAGTAACATTTCCAGGAATGGGAACACTACTATGGGGTGATAAGACTGCTCAAAGTAAAGCATCTGCATTTGATCGTATCAATGTTCGTAGACTTTTCATGGTACTTGAGAAAGCTATCTCAATTGCTTCGAGAGCTCAATTATTCGAACTGAATGATGATATTACACGTTCAAATTTTGTTGCGATGACGGAACCTTTCCTTCGAGATGTTCAAGGTCGTAGAGGTATAACTGATTTCAAAGTGGTTTGTGACACATCAAATAATACTGGTGATGTTATTGATCGTAATGAATTCCGTGCTGATATCTATATCAAACCTGCTCGTTCTATTAACTTTATCACTTTAACGTTTGTGGCCACCCGAACCGGTGTGTCATTCTCTGAAGTAGGAGCATAGAATCATGGCTAATATAGAGTTATTTAAAGCAAACCTAACTGGTGGTGGTGCAAGAGCTAATCAGTTTGAAGTCATTATGAACTTTCCTGCAATTGCAATGGCTGGTTCTGCTGGGAGGAAATTTACATATCTTTGTAAATCTACTTCACTTCCAGGATCTACTATTGGTGCAGTTGAAGTTCCATATCGTGGTCGTCTGTTGAAAATTGCAGGCGAAAGAACCTATGATGATTGGGAAACTACAGTATTTAATGATACTGATTTTGATATTCGTAATGCACTTGAAAGATGGATCGATGGAATGGATAGAACACTTCTTGAGATTACTAATGTAACTAATCCATTATTATATCAAACCTCTGCTGAAGTTCATCAACTTGATCGTAATGGAACTAGACTGAAAAGTTATAATTTCTTTGGGTTATGGCCGTCTGTGATAGCGCCAGTTGAACTCGCTTACGACTCAAATGATGCAGTAGAAGAATTTGCTGTAACATGGAAATATAACTATTTCACATCAATGAATCCTATAACAACAATATAATAACAAGTACTTTGTAGGATAATACTGGGGGTGTTAATTCACCCCCTTTTTTATTTGTTCGAAGAACCCATAGGTGATGTATCTATTATTTCTGGCGTTGAATCATTATAAATAATTTCTTTATATTCTTTTTGTGAATTTGGAATAGAATCCCTTATTATCATTAATTCACAGTAATATTTTTCTGATACTTGATGTGCAATAGATTCTATTAACCATTTCCCAGAAACAGTTTTATCCTCTTCTATACTGTCTCCGCTTAATCCAGAAGAAGCTTTGGGTTTAGGTACAAACACAGAAATAACATCCCCAGCCTGAAGACCCGACATTCCGGGAATTGTTAATTTCGCTCGTTGTAAATTCATCGAATTCATTTCAGATTTACGCTGAAGAATGGTATTCTCATAATCGAGTTTATCAAACTGTGGTTTATTATAATATGTTTGATATTGGTGTTCCTCAGACCCAGATACCATATTAACATATGACTCAGGGAAATCTGATAAATTTTTCTTATCCTCTGTTACTGGCCCATCTGGTGAAATTGGATTATCATTTATTTTTATGAATTTTTTATCCGAATCAAAAGAGAATACCTCATGAAAAGAGAAATCAACTTTCCTCCAATTTTTTGATCTGAGATTATGTTTAATTAATGAAGAACCATATGTACCTATTGCAGTATGTCTAAGAACATCACCATTGGATTTAATTTCAAATTCTATAGCTCTTGTGAATTTTTCTGATATGGGTACAGAAAGAGATACCTGTTCTTTTTCAACACGAAAGGTTAACCCCTCTGGTTTAATTAAATCAATATAGATCATCTCTGAAATAGATCTAAAATGAAATGATTTAGTGGTTTGAAAGAATAAGAAGTTTGCATTATCTGCAGTTTTTGCTAACGAAAATTGCGCTAACATATTAATAGCATCTACTGGGGATTTATTCGGAATAATTGTTCTATTATTGTTGTCGGTTTCTTCTAACCATAGAGGATTACCCGAACTCAAATAATCGGTGTATATATCCTTAACCATATCAGAATACTTACCATCAAAAGATCTAGAAATTTTAGTTCTAGCATCTGTTAACATTTCTGGAGCAACCAGAGATAATGTGTATCTCGAGGTATTTTCGTTAATTTTTTCTTGATTTTTGACCTTTGTAACTATGAAAGAAGACTTTATTCTGAATGTAGAACCCTTTGTTCCAAATTCAATATATACGGGTTCAGTACCCGTGATATTTGATGTATTAGCAAATCCCACTCTATCCAATAATGTTATATCGCCTGTAACGAATGTTTTGAATATAGATTCGTATAGGTTAAATGATTCGACCATAGATTTGATATCAACATGTCCAACCTTTGTTGTTATGATAACTTTAAAAAGATCAAACTGCCCCGGTTCTTCTAACTCATTATTCCCAGATAAATCGTCATATAAGGTTATCATAGCAATGATTTAAACTCTTCCACAAAAGATTCAATATACTCGGGTTTTAATAATTTTATTTTATTTTTTTTATCATTAATACGTTCTTCATAGGTATAATTAGTAACAGGGTAATCGGTTGTAATACTAACTACATCTCCATCAGAATCTTCATAATGATGTACTCCACCTGGTTCTATATATTTTCCATGTACAAATTTATTAAATTCCCGTATAGTCATTGGCCAATCATTTGAAACATTAACTATATTATTAATTAATAAAATTACCCAATGCAATTCTGTAGATCCGTACTTATTATAAGCTAAGATTTCTGGTGACTCCGAATCTTTTATATCATATAATTCAAGCATTACGCTGTTATCTGATTTGGATTTAATCAGTGTCAATCTATGAAATATATCAATAACCTTATCATTACCATATTTTATAGTTGGATGTGAACTAAAATACATAATTAAAATCCCTCTTCTATTGTTTCTTGAGTGGTCTTGGCTATTTCTTCAAATGACAAAGTGATTTCAAATGATACAGGAGAATTGTCTCCATAGAATGTATTACCACTATCATCACCATACTTTACATTAACAGATTTACAATAACAAAGATCGTACTTTGGGTAATTTTCATTGATACCATTCCCAGCCATTTGAATAACTTTAAATAATGATGGGAATTTATATGATGTGTAGAACGACATCGCTTCACCTGTAACCTTAGATCTGGATAAACTCGGGGAAGAATATAGACGAAATAATTTTAAAATCTTTTTAGATATTTCCGATTCCTTCTTACTACGAGGAACAAATTTATGATTCATAGAGAATGATCTGGAACCTTCTGGGCCATCGTACTTAAGTGCCATTTTATCCGTTATTGCTTCACCGGTTAAACCACCACTTGATAATTTCTTTTTAGCAAGGTCTACGCCGGCACTTACGGTAGCATCAACACTAAGACCCTGTAAACCTTCTGCACTGCCACCTAACAATCCTGCAACCAATTGACTGGACATTTGATCTATAATACCACCGGCTGCTTCTTGTTTCCAAGATTGATTTTCCGTAATTTCCACCCGTGCATCTGACCCTAATGCTATTGAAGTGTTACTAGATTTAGCTACATTTAACCCAAAGTGAGTATTTGTATTACTTGCACTCCCGCCTTTCTTCCCCATAGGGATGAAATCCCATATTTCGTACTTAACCCATGTAGGGTAAGCAGTTGTTACATTTTCTGGAAATCTAAGAAGATCAACTTTTCTAGTTCCAATTGAACCTAGAAGTCCCTGAGTATTTTCTTTGATAACAGCATTCTTTAGTACATTACCCGCTTGTACTACGGATGTCGTAGTTCCAGATTCGTTTGTAGTGTTCCTTATTTGTTTTATCCATTCGTGTGTGGGTGTGTGTGGCATATTACTTTCCTATAATAGTTACCATTATTTATATAAATATTTCAATGAGTAAATATTATCAGGGTCGATATCGACTTATCAATGCAAGAAAATATAAAGGGGCTCGTGGTAATATTCAATACAGAAGTTCTTGGGAACTCAAGATGATGAGATATCTTGATACCACAGATGCTGTACTTGAATGGAATTCAGAAGAAATCATTATACCTTATCTCTCTCCAATTGATAATAGGTTTCATAGATACTTTACAGATTTTTATGCTAAGATAAAAGATTCTGCTGGTAATATAATAAAATATATTATCGAGGTAAAACCGAGGTCTCAGCGAAAGCGACCAAAGAAATCAAATAATAGGATAAAATATATTAAAGAAGTTAAAACCTATGCGGTGAACCAAGCTAAATGGGAAGCAGCAGAACTCTGGTGTAAAAAATATGGATACACATTTCGAGTCCTCGATGAAATTGATCTTGGCATAAAGTGATATAAATAGTAGTATGGAATCATTATTCGACAGACTACAAGCAAAGGCTTATAAAAAGCAAATACCAGCACAGACTAAACAGTCGCGTGATTGGTTTAGATCTGAGATACAAGG